AAGAAAATATTAGAAAGAAAAGGCAAGAATTATCTTTATCTGCATCACGTGGACTAAATAAACATCATGGTAAGATAGTAATATCATTTGATTAATATTTTGATACATATTTTGATACATATTTATTAAAAATTTATAAATACAATTTTTTCACATCTTCAATTAAGACTCTACATAAACCACATTTAAAATTACTATCACCTTGATATTGTTTTTGTTTAGATAAACAATCAGTACATGCTGTATGACCACATGGAATAATATAATTATTAACTGGATTGGTTAAACAAATTTTACAAATATTGCAATTATTAAAACAATTAATATATCTAATTACAGATATATAATTATTTATTTCTTTTCTTTTTTCTATATATTTTTGTTTTGAATTAACTATATTACTATTCTCATATAGCATTTTACTTAAATCTAACATAGTTTTTATCATTTTATCATTTTCATTATTTTCATCGTATTTTTTATTTAATTGTTCTGTTTTTTTTAACATATTGTCGATAGTATCAATGTCATCTTTATTTATTGAGATATCTTTAATTAAATCAGATTCTAATTTTAATAATTCATCTTGTTTTTCTATAAATTCATTCTTAAAATCAATAAATGTATTAATTAATTTTATATTTTTATCATTTATACCATTTGACATTAAACCCTTTATCGTTTCTATTAAAAGATCTGTATCTAAATTATCTATTTCATAATTTAATTTATCTAATATGGGTATTAATATCTCTAATTTAATATCATCTATTAATATTTGATTATCTCTTATTAATAAAAATAAAATTTCTGATGCTATCGTTTCTATTTTATTATTATTTTTAACACTTTTAAGAATATTTAATTGTGAATCTAATAAAAATGTATCACATTCAACATACTTTAATAATTCTAATTTAATAACAAACATATCATTGTAGAAGTTATCTTTATTTATAAAATTAATATTTTCATTAATAAATAAACCATTGTCTATATTACTAATTAATTCATTTGAAATATCTTCAGTTGGTTCGGGATAATCTCCTGCACTACAAATATAGCTGTCCGAATAATCTATTGGTGAATAATATATATTTGTATTCATAATTATTAATAAGAAACTTATAACTTTAAATTATTTCATAAAATCTAATATATCCATTAATTTAAATTTATTTTTTTTACTAATATCTTTTGATTTTAATTCATTTATCTTATCCTTGTAATCCTTAATGTCTTCTTTATCTAATATTTTAAATATATTATACAATGTTAATATATATTTATAACAAATATCATCATTATCTATAATAATACTTTCAAACATTTTATTAATAATTTTCCCCTTATAGTCAGTTAATAATTCATTAATTTCTAATTTAATAATAAATATAGATAATCCGATAACATCATCGGTGTTTTTATTCATAGAACATAATGATAAATATTCTGTTTCTTTTTCTTGAAAATCTATATATATTTTATCCATTCTTTTATTAATAAGAATTCCTAAATTAATACTATCGTCTAATAATAATACTTTTTTAATTATTTCAATATAAAAATCTGTATACTGTAGTTCAGTTATACATTTATCAATTATTATATCTAATATATGAGGTATAATATGTTTGGTTTTACCAATTTCTGAAATAATTTTTAAAGCAATATCATTGGTATTTTTACTTGTTATTTTATTTAATAAATTATATGTATTTTTAATTAATAAAGTTTCAGATGATAAATTATTTTTAAATTTTTTATTTTTTGAAGATATATTCATCTTATAATAGTTTTTATTAACTGTAATATATGAGATTATTTCTAATAATTCTGTTACTTTATATTCATTATTAGAAATATACTCCTCATAATTAGATAAAAAAATATCACTATTAATAAGTGAATTTACTGACTCGTAATCATAGTGAGTCACCATTTTATATATATAACTATTATATTTATTTCCTTAAATTATTTAACCACTACACATTTCACATGTTTCAGGTTTAATTGTAAATTGAATTGCTTTACTTGAAGCCCGACTTCGTAGGTAATACATACCTGTCTTTAGACCTTTACTATGAGCATAGAAATGCATAGATGATAATCTAGAATAATTTGGTGCTTCCATAAATAAATTCAAACTTTGTGATTGACAAATAAATTGCCCTCTATCACTTGACATATCAATAATTTTTTTCTGTTTCAATTCCCATGATGTTCTATATCTTTCTTTAATAATATCTGGAATACCTGTAATAGATTGAATTGAACCATCGTTTTTAATTAAATTGTCTTTCATTTCTGGTGTCCACATATTGAAAATCTGTAAATCTTTCACCATATAATCATTTATTACCAAGAATTCACCAGATAATACCCGTCGTGAATATATATTAGCCATTACTGGTTCAAAACATTCAAAGTTTCCAAGAATTTGTGAAGTTGATGCGGTTGGCATTGGAGCAACCAATAGACTATTACGAATACCATATTTTTTAATTTCTCCTCTTAATGAAGTCCAGTCATGTTGACTATCATCTACTTCTCTTTCCCATAAATCAAATTGGAGTTTACCTTTGTGCATTGGTGATCCGATATATGATGAATATGTTCCTAGATATTCATCTCTATTTAATTCTTCTTCAGTTACATTTAGTTTTAATTTTAATTTTTCAATTTCTTCAACTAATCCTGGCTGATTTAAATAATTATCTTTAAGAGATTTCATATCTATTTCTCTTTCTTTTGCCAATTCCATTGAACCCACTAATGATCCATAATAGATTGATTCAAAAATATCTTTATTTAACTTAACTGCTTCATCTGAATCAAATCCCATTTTTAATTCATAAAATACATTAGCTAATCCTTGAATTCCAATTCCAATTGGTCTATGTCTGAAATTTGATAGTTTTGTTTTAGGTGTAGGATAATAATTGTAATCAATAATATTATTTAAATTTCTTACCAAAATTTTGGTAATATCTACTAGTCTACTATGATTGAAATCAGGTCGGATATACTTTTCAAGTTCTGTAAATCCACCAATATGTGTATTATTAATACCATTTTTCAAATAAATTTGTGGAAATTTAACACCGAATGGTTTTTGACCACTTAGTAATAGTGTTTCATATGATACTTTTTCATATTTAATATTATGATTTTCTAATAATTTAATAGCTGCATCACAATACATACATTCTGATTTAGAATATATCTTGAATTCCATACTATCATAATCTTTTGGATCTAAACAACTTTTTAACGAAATTGATGCTAAATTACATACTGCTGTTTCTTCTTTACTAGTATATTCAATAATTTCTGTACACAGATTAGATGATTTAATTGTCCCAAGATTTTGCTGATTAGATTTTCTATTAGCAGCATCTTTATAAACTAAATAAGGTGTTCCAGTCTCAATCTGAGAATTCAATATAGCAAACCACAATTCTTGGGCTTTTACTTGTTTATTATATAATCCTTCATTTTCATATTTGATATATAGTTCTTCAAACTTTTCACCCCATTCATCATATAATCTCTTACATTTATCCGGACAGAATAGAGACCATTTTTCATTATTTTTAACTCGTTTCATAAATAAATCATTAATCCACAAACCATAGAATAAATCTCTAGCTCTTTCTAGTTCATTACCATGATTTTTCTTTAATTCTAAAAATTCAAAAATATCAGCATGCCATGGTTCAAGATAAATAGCAAATGAACCATTCCTTTTCCCACCACCCTGATCAATATACCTTGCTGTATCATTAAAATTGCGAAGCATTGGAACAATGCCATTTGAAATACCATTTGTTCCAGCAATGAATGAACCCTTTGCCCGAATATTATGAATTGCTAAACCAATTCCACCTGCTGATTGAGAAATTAGAGCACAATCTTTCAAAGTATCATAAATCCCTTCAACACTATCATCCTGCATCATCAAGAGAAAACAACTTGAAAATTGTTCCCTTTTAGTTCCAGCATTGAATAGTGTGGGGGTAGCATGAATAAAATACTGATTTGACATATAATCATATGTTTCAAATGCTTTATCTAGATTATTACGATGAATTGCTAGAGATACCCTCATTAACATATCCTGAGGCCTTTCAACAATTTTACCATCAATCTTTAATAAATAACTTTTCTCCAAAGTTTTAAATCCAAAATAATCATATTTATAATCTCGTTTATAATCTATTTTATTATCAATTGCTTCCGAATTATCCATAATTAAATCATATATTTCTTTATTAATCAATGGTTTTGATACTCCCTGACTAGAAAAATTATGAAGATTACTCATGACTTCCGAAAATACACCATGAGTATTTTTATGATGATTTGATATGGCGATTCTAGAAGCTAATTCTTTAAAATCTAAATTTTTACTATATAGAGAGATTGATACTTCTGATGATAAAATATCTAATTTACTCGTTTCTACTCCATCATAAATCTCTGAACAAATCTTTTGAGCAATAATTGTTGGATCAATATTTAGTTCTTTTAGTCCAGGTTCATTACACAAACTTGAAATGCGATTCATGATTTTGTCAAATGATACATTTTCAAATTCACCTGTCCTTTTTTGAACTCTCATAACCATTTTATATATATTTTATGTTATTGATTAATATTTAAATATTATCAAATTAATTAATAATTAATTATTATTATATTGCGATAAAATATCTATATCTATATAATCGTGAATATCTTCACCAAAAATATCTAAACATCTATATAATCTTTTAATATTTATAAATTCAATGTGATTATTTAATATATACTTAGTTATATCTAATTTATCATTTTCACAAGATATATCTAACATTTTTGGTATTTGCTTTCTATACATTGGGTATTTAGGATTATCAATAAAAAATTTACATATTTCTAAATATCCACATTCAGTTGAATATAATAAAAATGAAGCATTTGTTTTAACTAAATCAAAAATTGTAAAATTATTATTAATAACTTCATCTGTATTTGTTAAATAAAAACGATTAAATAATACATTTGTATTTATTTTATATTTTAGTGATTCTTCTAATACATCCAATCTATTATTTTTTATTAAATATATAACATCTATATTTTTTAATTTAATATTATTCTGATATAACCAATTATATACCATAATATTTCCATTTTTATATAATTTATTCATTAAATCTTTATCACATTTATTTTGACATATTTCTAATTCATTATTGTTTATTATATTAAAAAAATCTTTACATAAATATTTTAAACAATATGTCATTAATGGTGGATTATCAACTGATACATTTTTTATTATTTTAAATAATATATCATCTGATAGATTATTTAAATAAAACATTTATTATTACATATATTATAATTGTTAAATGGTTAAATAATAAAATAATTTAATTTGAAAAATTGTAAATATTATTTACAATATATAAATAATAAAATGATTATTGATGACAAATTAATGAAAGAAATTGAGATATATATTAAAGTTCAAAATATTCATTTATTAAAATATATTGCAAAAGAAGAAGGTTGGGATTTTAAAGAATTAATTAAATTAATTAAATAGATTATTATCCTGGACATGCCTTTATTTCAGAATTATCTTTGATTTTAATTAAAGATATTGAAACAAAAATTAATAAAATACCAATTCCTATAAAAAATTTATTCATATATATATATATAATATGATATTTATTATTTATTTCTTTTATTAAAATGGTAAATTATTAAATAAATCTAATTTATTTTTATATATATCATCTATATCATCTATATCATCTGTTTTTTTAATTTTTTTCTTTTTAATTTTAACTTGCTTTTTAACAATTGGTTTTACTTCATATATTTTCTTAAGTTCAAATAATTTGTTATTATTAATCTGACACTGAATATAAATATCTCGGTTTGGTATCATTTCTATATTTAAATTATAATTGTTCATTAAATACACAACTGAATTAAATAAATATGGTAATCTTTTATTTTTTTTGCCAATCTTAAAATTAGAGATATATAATTCAAATAAAGATTGAACTTGTTTTTTTATATTATTATCTCTATATTTAGACTCTAATAATATTACTTCCCAAATAATCCATATTAAATC